ATGATGGCAGTAACGCCATAGTTCAGCAGGTCCAGCATTTCTTGGGCAGTGGTGCCGCTATCGGTGAACCACTTGTCAGCAGCAACAACGTCAACAGTGGCGTTGTTGAAGAAGCCTTGCAGGCCAACGGAAGATTCGCCAAACATGGCCACGTCTTCCACTTTCTCTTCGTAAGCACGACGAACGGCAGAAGCGCGACGCTGCTCGAGAGCGATGTTGGCCATTTGAGCGGCCCGCAGCTCTTGAACCGTGTAGCCGAAAGAACCACCAAACGAGCGAATGTTGATGCTCTTCTCGACTTGGCTGATGTCGGCACGGGGCAGATCGTCAGCAGCGTCAGCGATGAGCTTGAATTCGCCAGTCGCGTCCATCACGCGATAGGTGAAGGTTTGAGCGCCAGGACCAGCTTCGCTGGTAACAGGCAGAATGGTGGGGTATTTGATGTCGGCATAAGCGACTTCAAAAACTTGAGGGCGGATGTACTCAAGCTGACGCTCGAGAAACAGACCCGCTTCATCCATACGGAAATCAGACATTGGAGGGCCTCCTATCAGGTGTCAGCGGTGAGGGTGAACGAAGGACCGTTCAGCTCAACGATCGCCAGGCCAGAGCCGGTGACGGAGGTGAGATAACGGGCATTCGACAGAATCGCGCTCTTGCCGGCAATGGCATCGCCAGTGAGCTGACCGGCATACTTGACGCCAGTAGCAGTGTGGATGACGCGCACGGCAGTCGCCGGAGTGCAAGTGCCATGAACATACAGGGCAACGGCGCCTTCGTTGGCCACGTTGAGCACTTGCTCGTCCTTCACGCCGGGGCGGCTGTTGGAATCTTCAGCAGTTTCGTCAACGTAGGTGAGCACGTTCACGCCCACGACGGTTTCGCCAGTGCCGCCAATGGTCTTAGCGGAGTTGGCGACAGTGCCGCCAGAGTTGTACACCACAACATTACCGAAGGCCAGGACGGCGTTGGTTTCGTTGATGTAGGTGCCAATAGTGTTGTCACGGATGTCGGAAAGTTGACCTTCCAGCAGTGCGGTCAGCTCAAGCGCATAGCTTTGCTGCACGCCACCTGCCGTCCCGGAACTCACCGAAGAAAAAACGACGGCCATAATCAGCGCTCCTTAGTAACGGAGAGGGGGGTTTTCCAAGCGTTCTGCAGATTGTCCATGTAGGACGCAGGAGCAGAAACAGGGGTGGCAATGGATGCCACAGCTTTGCGCAGTTCGTCGGTCGAGGCAGAGTCACTGCGAGGAGCAGCTTCAGCCAGCGTGTCGAACATTGCTTGAACGTAATCGTCGGAACGCTCCGACAGATCAGCGTCGCCACGAACAGCTTTAATCGAGGCTTCCATGATCTCACGGGCGCTCTTGCCGGCAAAATCAAACTCACTATCCAGATTGGTGCGAGCTTTGTCAATGAGGGCAACGCGCTCTTCAACAAGCGAATCAATATTCACTTGACCAGCAACAGTCAGGTCGGCCTTAGCGGCTTCCAGCTCTTGCTCGAGGGCATCAGCGCGACCTTCGGCGGCGTCGCACTTGCCTTGCATCTCTTTCTTCATGGCATCCATCTCTTCCTTCATTTTGGAAGCGTTGGACATCATTTCATCGTATTTCTTCTTCATGTCCTCGTAGGACATGCGGGCGTCGTCGCGTTCTTTAGTGATCGCCAGAGCAACGCTCTCGCTCACTTCAAACTCGGCGCCATCGAAGTTGACCTTAGCAGTCATAGATGGTTCCTCTTTTGTAAGGAGTAATTGTGGGTCAGCGGCATCTAGGCGATCCAGATGCAGCTTCACTTGTGGGCCAGCCCTGCCCCGACGAACCACAGCAATGTGATTTCCACTAATAGCACGTTGAATGCCATCGTAGTTTTCGCCATCGCTCGTCACACCAGGAGTGGAATCGTATTCCACTCGATAGCCAGCACTCACTTCCTTGGCATCGCCCCTCATGATCTTTTCAATGGCATTTTTATCAGTGATTGTCATGACTGCACGGACAAATCCGTCGTCGTAAACCACTTCAGTGCCCGAAAAGCCAATTTGATAGTCCTTTGTATTGGCGCTATCAAGGAGGATTGGAGGATGCTCAAGCGTGATGGCCTTGCCCGCAAATGAAGCGAGGCTTTCAGGAGACGCCACTTCTTCTTTGGGACGATATTCGCGCCTAACACTGCCGTCTGCATCGGAGTACATCTGCACTCCAGTGCGAGCGATAGTGGCCCAAGCACGAAGATAACCCTCGGGGGTCACTTCATACTTTTCAATGGGCGCGACATCGTAGCGGAAAGAAG